AAATATATGTTCACTGTAGATTACACTGACCATGAAATAGCAGATGACCCTGCACAACATAAACAATCACACGTAATGTATTTGTTGGATGCAGGAAAGTGGACAGGCAATATAGTTGCATTACCAAATAACAGAGTTAGAGCAACAAGTCCTGCATTATGGGTTACAGGCGAAGGTGCTCCTGACTTCACTCCTTCACAGTGGACACACTCAGCAGAAGCACATGAGTCGTATCTAGACCCTTTT